CTGCGGATTGTATGTCTTTAGATATTGTTTCTAAGTTAACGTCACCAATTTTATTTGTACCACCAATAGGTCTAATACCATCTGGTGCAAGAAACAATAAGTCACCACCTAATTCTACCACACTATCGGTTGCAAGGCAACCTAAATTTGAAGTAACTGTTTCAAGTACAAAGTTAGCAGAGTTGTTTCCTACAAGTCTTTTTATATTATTATTTCCAAATATGTAAAGTACATTACGAAACTTTTTAATTGCCACAATTTCAAAACCTAAATTTATATCTCCTGCACCGTTTGCAGGGTTAAAGTTTGTCTCTTTTTCAGGAGAACTAAAAGTTAATAAACTTGGTTGAGTAGGATCGCCTGCTAAAAATAAATGATTTTGAAACTCTGCAGATATTGTGGGGTCTGTAGGAGCATTACTATCTGTTATCTGTATATAATTTGTGCCGTCGTATGTAGCTGCAGGATTAATACCATCTGTTAATACTATCTTAGGTATACCAAAATTTAATCTTTCAAATCTTACTCTAGTTACTCCTGTCATTGTTGGAGCAGCAGGTCTATACTGTCCTGCACCTGAGCCTACTTCTATTACTGCTGCTGTAGCTACTGCAAAATTAACTACACCGCTAGAAGCTAGTGCTCCCCCTAAAGTTAAGTTTCCTGCTGCTGATGCTGTAGCTGCTGCGCTTATTCCATTATCATCGCCAGAAGTACCTACTTCAACATCTCCTGCTGTAGCAGCATCAACAGCTATTTGAGTTACAGTTTTAAAAGATAATAAACTTGTTGTTGTAGAATTATTTGGTCCTGTAACTTCTTCTGTTATTACCTCATTTAAAGTATTAGTTCCTGTTATAGTAAATGTTCTACCTGATTCATTACCACCTGCTTTTACTATGACCTGTAACGGTGTACTTATTTCTATTTGTGTTATGGTATTAAAAAACTTAGTAGATGAAACAGTAGCATCATTTGGACCTGTAACGGTTTCTATCTGGGCTGCACCTAAATAATTAGTACCTGTTATAGTAAAAGTTTTACCTGACTCATTACCACCACCAAATATTGTTACTTTTCTAGGTTGTTCAGAAGCTGCAGTTGTAAAATTAACTGCTCCACTACTAGCTAGTGCTCCACCTATAACAACATTATTACCTGCTGATACAGAAGCAGAAGCAGAAACTCCATTCCTATCGTTAGCTATGAGGTCTGATGTTACTTCTGTCCAACCCACTCTAGTTGCATTACCTGTAGCCGTAGCAACACCCTCTGAAGTAACTCCTGTAATCACATTTCCACTAGAAAAAACTATAGTAGGATTAAAACCAAAATCTATTGTTACTAATGCGGATGCTGTAGCTTTAACAATTCCTGTGGTACTAACTGCTGTTGCATCACTAGAACTTACTACTGCTGTTACAGACTCACCTACTGTAAGGTTTGTACCCTGACCAGAGCCTACTGCTATCGTAAAATAAAAATTCCAATGATGTAAGTAGTTAGCCCCTGAAGAAGGTTTCCTAGCTCCAAATATTCCTTGGTGTATTGCATTTGCTACACATACCCCTAACACGGAACCTGCACCTGTAACTGTACCCATGTTGTTTGCAAAGCCAGATAATCTTCTATAACCACCCTCAAGGTTTGGCTCATAGTTTACTAGTTGTGTAGCAGACCCTGGAGATTCTTCCCCCAGAGACAGTACGTCACTGCCTGTATTTAGTCCACCCCTGCAGACAGCCTTAAAGGTAGAAACTGCATCTGCCATACTAAGAACCCAAGCTTAACATGTGTGAAGAGGACTTAGGTCTATTAATAACAGTTGAGCGTATAGATAGTGGATCGTCTAGTAGTAGTCTACGCATAGACTTTATACCATCTTTAAATTTTTGTTGATGTATTTGAGCACTCTGCTCATTTGATCTAAACCTCATCATATAAGTCATAGCACCATCTATAACTATATATTTAAATCTATCAGGTATTAGTGTAGTATCTGTATATGCAGATAAATCAGCAGGAAACTTATAGTATACATACTCAACTACATATGCTGCATCAGGAATTGGAGTAACACCAAACTTTTCTTCTGAAGTTTGATATATTATTGTAGGAATTGTACGTCCACCTGTACCTGCATTTTCTTCTACTGATTTATAAAACCTTATATATTGGTCAAAAGGAATTGTTGGTAGTGATTTAGCAGAGTTATTTACAGAAGCTAAAGATCTTAAATAAAATGTATCCCAATCTGCACTAGCTAAGTCTACAGGGAAAGCGTATGTTCCTGTACCTGCTGTAAGTGTTTGGGTAGTAGTTGTTTTTAAGAATGGAAACTGATGTCCATCCTGTAGAATTTCTCGTATAGAGTTATTGATAGCATCTTTAGCTATAGCTTGTACATTTTTAGCAGTACCAAACCCATCACCATTAACATCAAGAGTGACTTCATTCATCCTACGTAGTAGGTCATTAACTAAAGTTATGTACGGTGTTGACATCAGCTCTCCTTTGTTATAAGTAAGAGGGCAAGTTTCCCTGCCCCCTTATTAGTTATTAGGCTAGTAAGTCTCTAGCTGCATCTGCTGCTGTTGGAACACTGTAGTTGTCAATGTCCATAATTACAGCCCAGACTCTAATGATACCCCCTTCAGGTGGATTACCTGAAGCTTGTAGCTCTAAGTCAATAGTAGTTGCTGTTGAAGTAAGAGTTGGTAAGTTAGCTGCAATAGGTATACCATATGCACCTACTAAAGCTGCGTCACCATCTATTGCTGCGACAAATGCGTCAACATCTGCTGCAACACCTCCAGTAGAAGCTGTTACAATACCTAAGTTCCAAGTAGTGTCACTAGCTTCACCTGTAGTTATAGCTTCAAACTCTAAACTACAGCAGAGTATCAAAGTATTAGCAGGAATAGTAAACACTTTCATAGTGTCATTTACTGCTAATGTAGCATGCTTTGATAAGTCAATACTATTAGAAATTAGATAAGGAGTAGCTGTTCTGTTACCCCTACCTGTAACAGGTTGTAAGGCGGTTGTTAATACAGTCATAGTTTATCCTCCCTTAACCTGCGTTATATTTGGCAGTAACGATAGCTTCAGGACGAAGTATCTTTCTACCATAAAGATGCATACCACGAACAATGTCAGCAAAGCTGTCAGGGTCACGATATGTTTCAGTTTTGCTGAGTTGTTCAGCAGTAGCAACAGCAGAACCATGTCCTGCAACAATAACACCATAGTTATCATCTTGGTTTCCTGTTCCAGATGTACCTGGACCTGTACCTTTAGCAGGTAAGTTGCTAGAAACATAAACTCTAAATCCTGCTAGGTTGTTTAGAACGAGACCGTTTTGTAATTGTCCTGCTCCACCGTAGTCAGAGTTCATTAGTTTAGAGTTCTCATCACCTAGAAGCTCTAAGAACACAGGGTCAATAACAAGCCATCTGTCTTGTGTATCAACTTGCTGTTGGTTCAATAGTCGTGCCATACGATTGATAACAACCATTGGTGTAACCGATACAGTAGCTATAGCAGTAACACCGCCTGTTTGATTGACTACAGGTATTGAAGTGTCAGCAGCAGAGCCACCTGATATACTAGCAAATGAATCCTCACGGAGTTTCATTGAAGTTAGTAGTTCATCAGAACCTGCAGTTGAAACTGCTTTAGTTCCGTTTACGGTTGCATTTACAGCACTACCTACAGCATGTTTACTTAGCTGCTCATAACCAGAAAGATACGCAAGTACTTCTTGGTCATAGTTATCTGCTAATCTATATGCTGCTCTATCAGTAGCAAGCTGCATAAAATTAACGTGGCTGTGGGCTTCTTCTATATCGTCCATCTTGAACGCATAGTAGTTAGCCTTATCTACAACGAGAGAAAAATCCTCGTCATCTAAGTCTTGGGCAGTAACTTGAGTTCCTCTAGCATAGTTGCTAACAGAAACTTCTGGTTCTTTGATGATTTTAACTGTATCACCTTGACCATTAATCTCGCCCATATAGTCTGAGTTAGTAATATCTCCAACAACAGTTGACTTACGGAATGCAAGCTGTACCTGCTTGGAGTAGATTATTGGTGAAAAATT